ATGTATATGAGATTGTTTATTTCTATAATACTTCTGTTTGTTGTATCCTCTTGTTCTAATGAACAATTATCAAATCTACTAAATGAAGATTCACTTAAATACTATCCTATCTATCTTAATGCTGATCAAGTTATGGATAGCACGTATTATTATTATCCTCGTCTTTTGAATTTTTCTTTAGATAGTATTTATTTTCCTAAATACCCTAATCCATTTTCACCATCTTCTTTTTCACCGTATATAATTAAATTAACAGATACTTCTGATATTAAAATTGAACTTATTGATAGGCATAACAATTCAATAAGCCATTTTAGTTCATATAATCAACCGCCAGGATACTATCTATTCAAGTGTAATTTTGTCAGCAGGTATAGAGGTGATAACTCTGATTTATTTTATTACAGCAATATTAGGTTTACTTTTATGGATTCAACTTATATCGCGCCTCTATTCTCTAATTAATAATCCTGAAATCAGGAAAATCTACATTGTACATTCTAAATTTTACATTAGTTAGTCTCACCTCATCTGACCATTGACAGCCAGTATTACATAAGAAACATTATAGTACAAACTAATCTTTCTAACTTTACCTATGTATTTCTATCAAACAGTCCTATAATGTTGGCTTATGTAAACTCGGCACAGAACATTTTCAGTTCACCTTACATTGGTATTAAGTCTCCCCTTTTATTAAAGGGGCGAAAACAAGAGGGGTTATAATAAAAGCGTTGGGGGTGGCTCACGCTTTCGCACACCCCCAACTAGCTTTATTTTAGATCTTTGTTTACTATGCGTTTTATTGCTTTATCGTGTTTTTTACTAAGCAGGAAAGCGTCCTGTATCTGTTTCAATTTTTTTTCATCTACTTCTTTTTCCACTTCAAATTTCTCTTCTTTTGCTTTCTCAATAATCCAATCTCTATCTCTTTTTGATATATTATTACAATCAATAATCGAATTGTCAGTTAAGAAATCATAATCATTTTTATTCAATTCAACCAATGTTTCTTGTTTCTGTCCCCTTCTAGTAGCTCTTTTCTTTGCTTTCTCAACTTTCGAAGAAACACATACAAACAATAATATTTTATCTGTGGTAGGTGTGTTATTTATTAAAATGAAATAATGCGGTTCTTTATTACTATTTAATGCTTCCTCATCTGGATATTTATAAACAGCACCTGGTTTTAATGTCAATTCAATAAGTTGTTCAGCGGTAAGCATATAATTCTAGAGCATTGCTTGCTTCGTTTCTTTTTCCTCTATCTCTTCTAAAAGCTCTTCTTTATCCTTATTATTCAGTTCATAACAAGGATTTTGTTTGTTTACTGGATCATTAACAAAATGTTTTATATCCATCTCAGCTCGTTTGCTTATTTTTAATTGATCTTGTAGATTTATCCATTCAGGGTAGTCGTGTGTAATTTTCGCTAGCTGAAATTCATCTTTAGTCCCATACTCTTTATAAGCAAATTCTAATGCTTCAATTTCTGTTTCTGATATAAAATCTAGGTCTACTTCCTTCACCGTCCTTATCTCATATTCACCTTCATTTGCTAAATATTGTTTCGCATACATCAATACATCCTCATCTAAAAAATTATTCAATACTAAAACATCTTTCGTTATTGTTGGTACCGGTCCATACTTCATTGCATAATATTTATCATTTGTTATCAATTCGCCGTATTTTCGTAGATGATACCTATCTGCAAAATAAATTAACTTTATTGCCTTCATTTTATTTATTTTACCATTTTCTTTTTTTATCAGGTAATTAATAGCCTGTACTATTTTCTCATATGGGAACTTAATATCAATCATTTTACACCTGTTGTTTTAATAATACTATCGTATGTTTTAGAATTAAATTTACTTTATATATATAGTAAAATACTATAATATATTAATCATTTTCAATATCAAAATCCCCTTTAGCCAGCTTATATCTCTTCATAAAATACTCCTTACTAAACTTAACTCCCATATCAGTTAAAGCCTTATCTCTATCTACACTTTCCTCAATCACCTTTTCTTTATCAAGCAGTTTTATTTTTGGTCGCTCAATGCTTCCATAGTTTAATTCGCAGTAGTAATCAATAATTTTATTTAGTGATGTTTCAACTAATTTCCTGTCACTCTCTCCCAAAAACTGAAGCATCTCTTTATGCACTTCACCAGCTTTGTAACTACCGGTCTTTTCAATCTCTGTTGTTAACGTAACAGTTAATACAGCTTTGCTTATTTCCCTGTTATGGAACTTCACTAAGTTTTCATACAACTGCCCTATATCAAATTGCGGGGATTCCTTTAACTCAATCCCAAGGGCTTCATCAAATATTGTAATGTTATCAGCTACCATTTGTTTAAGCTGCTCTAAGAACTCAGTTTTCTGTGTAGCTGTAAATGTATTCGGATAACGTCCGATCAGGTAAGGCATTCCATATCTTTCCATCATTAACTGCCAGTACTCTATTCCGCCCTTCTTTAGTGTAACAGGCCAGTAACACCGGCTGAGTATTTTTTCACCGTATGGATTAGTAAACGTAGGTTTATGCTGTGTAAGTATAAACTTAAAAGGAGGAAGCTTTTCACCTTCTTCAAACAAATAAAAACCGTGTTTGTACTTGCGTAATCTCAACTCATTATTCTTATCAAAGATAAACCACTCTTGAGGCTTGCCTGTAATCTTATCAGGTCTTAGTAGCTTTCCATCTTTCTTCCAGGTCAACTCAACAACAGAATAACCAAAGAATATTGCATCCATTATTTCAGATACCAGTTCATTAAAATCTATCTCACCAAACACTTCTTCCATTTCTTTTTGCAGCTTGCTATGCGCTACGCTCTTTGCGCTCTGCTCTGCGATTTCCCATTCCAATTGCATCACCTGCATTTTTCTTTGCTGTATAGTTGCCATCAAATGAGGATCAAGAAGAAGATCCCGGTAAATCTCATAATCATATTCATTCTCAATCAATATCTTATCTGGATCAGGTAAAAAGTTTGTATAGGTTGTAGTCAAATCAAACCTATCCCTTGTTGCAAGATCAGTTGTAATAGTCCTGCTTGTTGTTAAACTACTCATATCATTTCCTTTGTGTTATTTTTATCCCCTCTTGCGAGGGGTTAGGGGTGTGTCATTTAGCATTTCTATAACGCCAGTATTTAGATTTTATTCGTCCACGTTCCAAATGCACTATCTCTTTTAAGTCCAGTGCTTTCGTTACCTTCATAGCATTCAAAAACTGTGATACACTATCAACCGTATCATCAAACTCACCGTTTGGAAATTCTTCCATCTCATCTAAAAAACCTTTTAACCAATGAGCATCTTTAGGCAAGTAAACTTTTCCTGCTTCAATTAAAGGAGTAACACTATGCACCCTTGCTATTTTATCCGCTTCAACTTTAATCGCTTTTATAGGTAAGATAGTATTTCTCTGCAATTCCTGTATCAAACTTTGCCCGCTTGCCTTATCTTCAATCAATATCTCATTAACAGAATGAAGTTTTGCAAGATCAATTACTTTTCTTTTCAGTTCCGGAAACTCAACTCTTCCACGCCAAACATCAATCAGATAAAAGCCAGCGTTAGTATAAACCCAAGTCGTACAAACCGAATAATCATTTTCCTGGTTTTTCTTAAATGCTGTATCCCAGCTTTGAACTTTCTTAAAAACCTGTTGTCTGTAAATATCATTTTCGTTCTCATAATACTTCCACCAGTTATTTTTAATTATTCCGCTGCTTTCTTTATCTATAAACTTCCCAAATATTTCTTGGTCCCTAAGAGCAGGACTAATCTGTTTAACCAACTCATCAATATCATTCGGGTCAAGCAATGGATTATCATAACTCGAATAATTAAATGAAGCCCATTCACTTTTTTTATTGTCTTCCGCTATGCTCTCTGCTCTTTGCCCTCTGCTAAAGAGTTCATAAAACAGATGCTTCTCATTCGTCCGCTTTACTGTTTTCCCTTTCGGCGTACCACCAATAAGCACGTTCGCTTTATAGTCTAAGATCATAGGCAGTATACTTTCATTCCAAAGACTTCTATTCTTTAGAACAATTCCAGCTTCATTAACTACAATTAAGGCATATCCAAAGCCCTCAATATTTTCAGGATTATCAGCACTTCTAAAATCACAAACACTTTTACCTATTCTAAGCTCATTTCTATTGCCACGATACTTCCAGTAATTCTTAGGCAATCCTTTAAGCACAGGCACAAAATATCTCTCAACATATCTTTCAATGTTTCCGTAAATAGTATCAACCCAGAGTATAGGCGTAACACCATTAAGCATTTGTTCAATTACATAATTTGCAAAACCACGCGTTAAACCAAATCTTCTACCTTTAGCAATTACCTTAAATCTTTCAGGAGCATCAAAAATCTCTTTCTGTTTGGTATGATAACCAATATCTAATCCTATTTGCTTCTTCATCCTACCAACTACTCACTACTTACCACTAACTTCTTTTCGATTGATGACTATTTCATACTCCCCATTCTCATCTAACTTATCAGCTTGCCCTAAATACTGTTTACCCAGCCAGATAAGCATAGACACATTTCCGCCTAAAGCAACATCAATCTGCTTTCTCTTTAATCGCTGTTTAAGGTTAGCCTTCCCTTTTGTCAGAAAATTCTCAAATTTCCTTTTCAGGGTACTGTCGTCATAGCCCAAAGCTTCGGCTATTTCTTTATTGGTTAGTCCGTAAGACGCAAGTTTTTCAACCTGCTTTTCGATAGGTATTTCTTTCTTAGCCCTCATTTATCCCTCCAATAACCTAAATTTATTAGGCAATTTAATAAAAATACAAAATAAAGTTACCCTTCATTACAAATATACCTAAATTATTTGTATTATTCAAGTTTTTTTCGTATATTTGTTAGGGAGGATGTATATTTTTCCTAAATAACTTAGGTTTAACTCATAATTGGAGGATTCTATCAATGAAATTTGAAATTTTCAAAACTGGTACACACACTTCTGATAAGGGGGTCACTAAAGATTACTCTCTTGATGATCTCAACTTTATAGCCCAAGCCTACAATCCTGAAGAGGATGAAGCCCCAATCGTAATTGGTCACCCTGCAGATAATTCACCTGCTTACGGATGGGTTTCTTCTCTTGAGGTTACAGATGAAGGAAAGCTGGTTGCTGATGCACCCGATGATAAGCTTCACCCCGATTTTCTTAATGCAGTACAGGAAGGAAGATACAAGAAACGCAGTATCTCGCTTACACCCGATGGTAAATTAAGGCACGTTGGTTTTCTCGGTGGTGCAGCTCCCGCTGTAAAAGGATTGGCAGATATTCAGTTCTCACAACCTTCATCCACTTTAATCGAATTTGAACTCGATGAGCAATCAATGAAATCGAAGCAAAGCGAAGACCCCGATCTATCGGGGCAATTGAACAGTGATATTTCATTACTCGATAACATCACAAATCAATTAAATAGCATCAATGCAACAATTCAACAATTGAACAATAATTTCAGTGAATCCCAGAACAACGAACTATCAGCTAAATTCAATCAACTAAGTAATGAGATCAATTCATTAAAATCTAAAATCAACAAGTCAGAGTTTGAGAGCCTTCTTGAAAATAAATTGGGGGAGGGTTCTCTTACTCCGGCTATTAAAGATAAATTACTTGCCGTCTCTAACTTCGCTGAAGCTCAAAACTTTAGCGCAGATTTCAGCCAGGATAAATTCAATAAAGACCTTAATCATTTACTTACTGATCTGGTCAATTCATTTCCCAAAGTAATCTATTTTGAAAACTTTGCAGAGAAACCCGAATTTGAATCAGATAAACTAACAGATGAGTTCTCTGAGTATTCAATAGATTCAGAAGCAAAGGCTCTTCACAGTAAAGCAATTGCATTATCTAAAAAAGAAAACATCACTTACTTAAACGCTGTAAAGAAATTATCATTAACAAATAAATAAACTGAGGGTTCATTATGTCAACACTACAAAAGAAAAGAGTCGTAGATCCTGTTCTTACTAACATTGCACGTGGTTTCAAAAACGCTTCACACGTTGCAACAAACCTGTTCCCTATCGTATCTGTAAATAAAGAAGGCGGAAAGATACCGCAATTCACTAAAGAAGCTTTCAAGATTTACAATACAGAAAGAGCAATCAGGGCTAAATCAAATCGTATCAATCCGGAAAACAGAAGTGAAATAGATTTTGTTCTCACCGAACACGATCTTGAATATCCAATCGATTACCGCGAACAGGAAGAAGATATACTTCCTTTAAGGCTTCACGCCACTAATGTTGTAACAGATGGTATATCACTTCGCCTGGAAAAGCTTGCAGCCGATCTTGCTCAAAACCTCGCCACTTATCCAACCGGCAATAAAGTCACTCTCGCCGCAGGTGATAAGTTTACAAATACTTCATCTAATCCGTTTACTGTTTTTGATACTGCCAAAGAAGCAGTAAGAGCAAAGATTGCACAAAGACCAAATGTTTGTGTTATCGGTGCTTCAGCTTATAATGCATTAAAAAACCATCCTGCAATTTTAGATCGCATCAAATACACTCAAACAGCAGTAATGACGCCTGCCCTGTTAAAGAGTCTGCTTGATTTCGATGAACTCTATATCGGCGATTCTGTTTACTCAACCGATGCAGGCGTATTCACCGATATATGGTCAGATAATGTTGTAATAGCTTACGTACCTAAAGCTAATCCAGATGCACCTCGTTCTTATTACGAACCTGCATTTGGTTATACGCTCAGAAAGAAAAACAATCCTGTAGTCGATTCATACACTGAAGGCGGAAAGGTAGAGATAATCCGTAACACAGATATTTTCATTCCTAAAGTTCTTGGTGCAGATGCAGGTTATTTAATCAATGATACAAACGCTTAATTTCCTTTTTTCCCCTCTTGAGAGGGGAATTAAAGGGGTGTGTTTATAAGTCAAAGGTATTTATGAAAACATACATAATCAAAAACACAGACATAATGCACAAAGGAAAAATATTTCCTGAAGGCAGTACAATCGATCTTGAAGATAAAGAAGCTGAAAGCCTCTCAGATTTTCTTGATCTTATTAAATCAGATAGTTCAAAATCTCTTGAACCCGTAATTAAACCTGAAACTAAAAAAAGGAGTAACAAATAATGTTAACCGAACAACCTATTTTAATCACTTCAGTCAAATGCACTGAAGCAACTCAGATTCTAAAAAACCGATTCATAAGTTTTGCAGGTGCATACGCCGCCCCTTCTGCTAAAGCACTTGGCGTAGTTAATGCAGACACAAATGAAAACGAGTACGTTCCTGTAACAGCTAAAGGCATAGCTATTGTCGAAACTGGCGATGCAATATCTCTTGGCGGTGCAATAGAAGTATTCGATGACGGTGTAGCTGTTCCATTCAGTGCAGGTCCATTAGAAGGTTATGCAATGGATACCGCTTCCGCAGCAGGTCAGCTAATCCGCATTCTACTGGTCTAATTGAAATAACAAAACGACATCAAATGATTTGTGGGTAAAGAATAAACGAATGAAGCGTAAACAGGAAAAGCTATCGGCAGATAATGTAGCTATCTTTTACTGTAGCGGAATGAGTGCAATTCTCCGCAAATCATTTGCAAGTCTTGATTCTTTGATACTTTCTGATCAAGCAGAAAGTATATTTAATAAAAGGTAACAAAATGAAATTTACAATTGTTTTAATATCGTTTCTCGTCTTTCTTCTCTCGTCTCTCATTCAGCCGCAAGGCATTAACAGCCAAACTATTGGTGCCACTAATTCAGTTGCCAACTCAACAGCACTAACCACTTCAGTCGATTCCTTGCAGAATATTTTCACAGCCCAGCCGTCTACTTTTTTCAAGTACTGGTATGTACTAACAATTACAACCGATGCAGATATTTATATGTCATCAACAAAAGACTTTGAAGCAGTTAAAACATTCAGGCTTAAGGCAAATGAATCATATACATCAATACAAAGAGATGCTGTAGTGTTTGATGACTATTACTTCAAAGCAGTATCAACAGCAAACATCAGGGTAATATTAGAAGGTAGATAGATGAAATATTTCATTATCATATTTTTAATTCTGTTTTCAGATTCATTCAGTCAATCGCTTACAAGTCCGTCCATCAAAACAATCAAGCAATTCAACAATTCCCGCCATTCGCTTAGTATTAAGCAAAAGCAGATTTCACATATTACCGGTAACGGCACGGATACAGATCCCTATATTCTATCCAAAGCAGAACACATCGATTCAATAAGATATCTTGGCCTTAATAATAAATACTATGAACTCGCAAACGATATTGATTGCTCATCTATCCCGGAATTTGTACCAATCCCAAGCGATAACAACTCAGGCACATTCTCTCTTGATGGTAAAGGATACACTCTAAGCGGTATTAAGCAAACTGCAGGTATTTATAGTGGTTCTACATCAGCTTACACAATGGGTATTTTTGCCGGCAAATCATCAGGATCATTCAGGGTAAAGAATATTGTTTTAGATGGAATAAAGATCGTTAAGACCTCAATTACAACTACAAGTGCCTTAGTTTTTTCAGCTTCAATTCTTGCATCATACTTTTTAAATACAGAAGTTCAATTTTCAAACATCACAATTAAAAACTCAACTATCTATTTTACTAATAGCCCAACTACTTTCCCTTCCTTATCCTATGTCGGCCTTTTAACAGGTAGGGTTAATTCAACACCAACTGTAGGTAAGCAGTCTTTTATTCGTTATTGCTTAGTTGAGTACGATACAATCCATTACTATTCTACATCTACAGGCCATTATGTTGGCGGTCTTGTAGGTATTATTCCCGATGGTTCAGCCACAATTCCATTTGAGTATAATGGTTCGCGGTACAATTACTTTTACTCCCGTATAACTACAACTACACGCAAAAACATTGGCGGTGGATTGATTGGCATTATTTCTTCACCGGGCTCAACATTCAGGTACAACTACTCACATTCTAACGTTGCAGATTTTGGAAACGGTGGTGCACCCTATAATCATCCCTGGGGTTGGGGTGGTATATTTGGTTACGCAGGTACAGATAACATTCATACATTTCATCAGAACTATGCAGCAAACAATCAATGTTTTGGTGTAAATCAAAGCGGCGGTTTTTACACTGCAGATAATTCAACAACTACTGCTCTAATTATCGATAGCACTTATAACTTTTGTGATATTACAAGCTTCGCAGAACCAAACACAGTTTACGGCTCAGTACGTTTAATCGCATCACAACACCCCGCTCCCAAAACATCAGCACAACTAAAAGACATCAACACTTTTATTGGCTGGGATTTCACAAACACCTGGGCAATAGATTCAACAAAGAATAATGGTTACCCTTATCTAATCGCCTCACCTTAGTATTGTTACCTATCCATAAAATGGATTGAATAAAACTTCCATTTACTCTTTCCAGGCCATTCTTTTCTAGGTCTTTCTACTTACCTGCCCGTCATTGATAATTAAATATGTTAGCTGACTTTTCTATTTTATTTGAAAAGATTTTAACTCATAATTTAAATTAACAACACCATATAACTGCCAGTATTTTACAATCCCGACATTAGGCGCCATCCATAATTTACCAACTAGTACATTTTCTGAAAAAACTTCATATACTATACATTTATATATTCCCGGTGTTACATTCATAATATCTTCTAAACTAGAAGTTCTAATAATGTAGTAATCAAAATGTGTTGTGTCACCTACAAATGTTGGATACGACAATGCTTTTTCAATTTTAGGAGGTGGGGGTGGATAAAAAAAACCGAATCTACGAGCGATATATAATCCGTCTTCCTTATTCGCAAATACTACTGCAGAAACATCCCATCCTAAATAAACAAGATAATTTTCAATATAATGGCCAGCAAACGAACCTAGTGTATCTACTTTAACAACTTTCATATGGACTATTGAGGTATCAAGATAAACTATGCTTGAATCCAATTCGTTATACTTATACTGAATCAATTGATAATCCCAACTATTACCTTCTTTTATGGGAAGAATGTCGCTTGAGTAATTAGATTCATTGACATCGCAAGAATATGCAAATAGAATAACTAGTGTCCATATAAAATAAGAAAGTTTTTTCATAGGGGTTTTACATTTACAGACAATTAACAATTTTCAACTAACTCAACCACTAAATTAAATCGGGTTTAGCTTGCCAGCCTGCGGCTGGGCGCTGGTTATTTTCTTAATAAAAAGGTTCTTCTTCTAAGGAAGAACGCACAACTGGTATTTTTAATTTGTAAACTGAAACAATGTTTTGAACTAAATCAAAGAACCAGTTAGATGAATTGGGTGATACAAAAACATTTTCAATTAAGTTGATTAAATCAACTTTTACTAGATCCCCATCAACAAGTTTTTTATTGGGGAAATCGAGATTGCTAAAATTATGTTTACCAGAAAAGTTAATAATTGCTCTTAATTCTCTTTCGTGTTCAAATGACTTACGCTTATAAAAAAAAGGTGATAGTATGTCTTTCTCTGGGATCCATTCTTTATTATAATCTACGTATCTAACTTCCCCAATTTTGATATCTTTACTTAATAAGTTCCTTAATTTCTGATAGGTTGATTGAATACAAATAGATTCGTCCATTTTTGAATATAAACTCCACATCCCAGCAGACTCAAATTCGTTCATATGCCAACAACTAATCCCAACCCAACTTCTCAGATTTTTATAGAAAGAACTAATTTCATTGATGTTGTGATTAATTCCTAAGTGCTTATAAATCAATGGTCGTAGCTTTTTATTTACAAAAGAAAAGGAACCTTCAAATTGATCATTAAAGTTTATAGAGGTTGGAAAAAATAATCCTTTGTCCGCTAACAATGATACAAACTTTGTAAAATCCATATAACGCCAAATTTTTATATTCGGATTTTTAGGCGCTGCAAAAAGTAAGTTGTCTTTATCATTCTTTTGTATCTGTGCATAGTATGCTTCAACCCCCCTTTTTCTTGCTTCAATAGCAAGTCTTAAAGCTTCAACTTCACCGTGCTTATGTATATAAAATGATTTATTAGTCTGTTTATTCTTTTTTACAGGATAATGAGCAACCCAAACATCATATTTATATATATGATTTTTTTTCTTACTAGTGAGCTTTGTTCTATAAACTCCTACGTGTCCAGAAACATTTCTTGATTTAACTTTTTTATTTAAATGATATGATTCATTTTTAGAATCAATAATTTGTTCCATTGCATCTCTAAATACCTTTGCTGCTTCTAACGCACCAGCTTGACCCCCAAATTTATTGTCATTAAAAAATTCATTCTGTTTAACAAGTTTGTTAAACTTACTTTGAAATCTTACTTCATAACCGTGTGTCCCACGCTTAGTGTCAATTCGTGAAATTTTTCTTTCTTCGTATGGTTTATTTTTATTAACACTCAT